CGCCAAACCCTACCAAGGGTGGCTGCGGCTCCTCTCCCCTTCGGGGGTTTGGAAAACCGAAGTCCAAGTTTTGCCCAAACCGGACACCTTCAAATTAATTAACAATGACAAGAGATTTTCTTAAGTCAAAGTTGCTTAAAATGTTGGCGAAAGGCTCAAGCGAGCTTGGTGCCATGATCCAGGTAAAACTGGGTCGACCAGCGCTTCACCACCTCCTTAGGGCGGTGGGTTCGCTGGGGCGTCGTTCCAATATCGGTATAGTGAAAGTGATTCTCACCTACCTTGCCACACTCCATCGATTGCAGAAACGGAATGGGCTGCCTTACATGGTTAAATTCATGAAGTCAGCTCAATCCTTATTAATGCAGTCTTTGGGTGGGCAACGCCTACATAACCTAAATCCTTTGGGACTAAGGTTAGCAAGGACGAAAGCAGGTTTACCAAGAGTCATCCCGGCACTCCATCGAGCGCGGTTACGTGGTGGTGATCTTTGGACAGTTCGCTTGTGGCAGACATTATTCGGGTTATACCGAGTAATTGAAGTCCCAGGAAAACTGAAATTAGGCACTATCACCAAACCAACCTCAATGCAGGAATGGGTGCTACCGGAGTTTAGTCACTTCGTTAGCACTCATCTACGGGAGGCCTTACTCAAAAACTTTAAAAGGTCTAGAGTAGGGAGAGCCTTTGGTCCAGATGGACCATCGGAATTCTTGGCAAGCTTACGTGCGAAACCTTTCCTGGTGTCTAAGTCGACTTCTGCTGTACGGAAAGACTCGGAGGCTGTGAGTAATATCACTCCTCTTTCGTCTTCTCCGGCTGGGGTGTTAGCCTCAGCGATCCTTTGGTATTCTAATCCTTTGAAGCCCTTCCTAGAAAGTTGGGCCCAGATGACTAAGAACCATTGGATTCTCAACAGAATCGATGCCTGGGGTAACCCTGAGAAAACTGGGATCCATCTAAGTTCATACTTCGATGTCTTTGACCTCAAGTCTCCACTGCTTATGGAAGAAATTCTCAAAAGCGGTTTTGATGAGAGAGCCATTGCTCGAAGAGAGAAACAGAAGTTTCCTAGTTCCTCGGGTGTTACTACTGGGACCCTCGGTCGCTTAGCGGCCTTGGAGGAACCAGCAGGGAAGGTGCGAGTGGTTGCCATGGTGGATATCATGACTCAGTGGCTCTTACATCCTCTTCACGAGGCTCTGTTCGAGTTACTAAGAATGATTCCAACAGATGGTACTCACGATCAGTTAAAACCGATCTATCGTCTCTTAAGAAGAAGACCGCAAGGTCCATTCTATAGTTTTGATTTATCGGCAGCAACCGATCGGATACCACTGTCCCTTCAAAAAGCTCTCCTCTCACCAATTCTAACAAGTTGGGGAGCGGAAGCCTGGGGATGTCTCCTTGTCGGACGACCGTATGTCATCTGCCACAAAGATGCAGGCCTCCATCCTGACGTAAGTCGGGAAGCTCAGGGTGTAACCCTGAGTGGAGATCTGTATTCAGTGACTTATGGCGCCGGTCAACCAATGGGAGCATACTCTAGTTGGGCTATGTTAGCCTTCGTGCATCATGCTATTGTCCAGTGGGCCGCACTTCGTGCAGGTGAGATTTCACCTGGAAGTGGCTACTGGTTCCAAGACTACGCCGTCTTAGGTGACGACGTAGTTATAGGAAATAGCAAGGTAGCAACGGAGTATCA